CCGCCGGAACGATTGAGAACTACCGCGGGGAACTGAAGAACTTTTTTGAGTGGTCCCGAAAGCATTATGCGGATATTACAACCAATGATGTACGGGCATACCTTTCGTGGCGGCAGATTGTAAAGCATAACAGTGATTCGACGATCAATAATAAGTATCATGCTTTGCAATCCTTCTACCGCTGGATCATGTCAGAGGATTTGATTGAGGACGGCGGGAGCCTGGCAAGGAAGCCAAAAAAGAATCCCATGGACAAGATCAATAAGGTTAAGACGGAGAAGAAGATACGTACCGTACTGACAGACGAGCAGGCGGAGATAATCCGGTGCGATTGTAAGACAGTGCGCGATAGGGCCGTTGTAGAGGTCCTGATAGCCACAGGAATGCGAGTAAGTGAGCTTGTAGGGCTTGACCTTAACGACATTGATATCCGCTCCGGGAAGTGCATCATAATTTCCGCCGGAAGGGCGGGATATATACACGGCTCAGTGACGATAGTATAAGGCATATGCTTAACGCTATCGCGGATTCTGATAAGCGCCTTACCGGCCTTAATCTCCACCCACATATGTTCCGGGCATACCTTGCGACATATATGTACAGGCATGGCGCGTCAATTAAGGATATCCAGCGGATTCTCGGCCATAGCAATATTAATACAACGACGGAGTGTTACATTATCGACGATGATGATTCCATGCAACAGGTGCATGAGTTATTCGCAGCATAGGGAGGTATTTATGGATAAGAGCATATTACGGCAGTGTGCAAGCCTTCTCACGGAAATAGAGGGGGAAGAAAAAAGAATACAGGATTTAGAATCCGAAATACAGGCAATGCCACCCAGGCACAGAGAGGTAAGCGACGTTGTCACAAAAGGTAAACGAGGGAGGAAACCTCTGGGGAGGTGTGTTATTCACGGAAATAAAGACAATACACTTATTAACCGAAAGCGAGTTAAGGTACGCGAAAGAAAGGCAAAAAAAGAATTGCATGTGGCAGAACTCGACAGCATGGTGATAGATGCGGAGGAATACATATACTCTCTTCAGGATAGTGAATTGAGGAATATATTATTATTTTATTGCATCGACCGGAAAAGCTGGAAAGAGGTAGCTGATGCCATGGGAGAAGGATACACGGCAGAAACTTGCAGACAAAAATTTTCAAGATTTATGCGTGAAAAGTAAATTGTCACGTTTGTCACACCCAAATGTGTTATAATTTAAAATGAGAAAAGTGTATCAATAAAACACAACCCTGACACGCTTTTTCGGCAAGGTCTAAAAGTACACCCTTAATAGACCTTTCAAAAACAATAAGGGCAATACCGGAGACGATCCGGTATTATGTGGAGCATACCATCAATGGCAGATGGACATTCGCCGACCATAGGAAGGTAATGTGTCCCGGTTCGATTCCGGGTGATCCGCTTTTTCTTTCATTTTTTGTTCCTTCTTGTAAAAGGCATCCGGCGCCAAACGGGTGCCTTTATTTTATACAGAATAGAGGTGACACCATGGCAAGAGCGCCAGATCAGAGAGTGCAACAGGCAGAAGCAATGTTCCTTGCCGGAAAGAAATTAGTGGAGATTTCAAAGCAGCTAGGGATACCGGAAGGGACAGTACGGCGCTGGAAATCAACATATAAGTGGGGAAGCGAACGTTCGGAAAAGAAAAGCGAGCGTTCGGAAAACAAACGCGAACACTCAGAAAAAAAGGCGAACGTTCGGAAAGAAGAAAAGAAAGCTGTTGCTGAAGAAGTGATACAGGTGTTAGAGAATCCTAACCTGACCGACAAGCAGCGGCTTTTCTGCATCCGGTATGTGAGATGCTTCAACGCAACGAGATCATACCAGAAAGCGTATAACAGCAGTTACGAGACGGCAATGGTCGAAGGGTGCAAACTACTAAGAAATCCAAAGGTCAGGGCGGAAATCACGCGGCTTAAGCAGGACCGGCTAAACCGGGAAATGCTTGACGAACACGATATTTTCCAGAAGTACATGGACATTGCATTTTCTGACATTACCGATTATGTGGAGTTTGGCAGAGAGGAAATACAGGCCATGGGAGCGTTCGGCCCCATACAGGTTGAGGACCCGGCAACCGGGAAAAAAGTTCCGCTCATGAAAACTGTTAACAGCGTTCGTTTCCGTGAATCCGATGTGGTTGACGGAACGATCATAACGGAGGTTAAGCAGGGGCGGGACGGAGCCAGTATAAAGCTAGCGGACCGTATGAAGGCTCTGGAATGGCTTGCTGACCACATGGACCTTGCGACGCCAGAACAGCGGGCAAGGATTGACCATATACAGGCTCAAACTGGAAAGATTATGAGGGAGAGCGCAAGCGGAGATGGCGACGGCGTGGAGGTGATAAACGATGCACCGCAAGCAGATCAGGATATCAGAGACGATCATACCGAAATATCTTCCGCTGTTTAACGATAAGACACACCGCCATATCATTTTAACATCCGGAAGAGCCGGTACGAAATCAAGTTACGCGGGCGTTCGGAGTATTTTCCAGTTAATCAACGACCCGAACGGTTCCGTAGTAGTGCTCAGAAAGCATCATAACAAGCTGCGGAAGACGGTGTACAAGGAGATGCTGAGAGGTATCAACCGGCTGGGAATCGACAAGAGGGCGTTCCGGATCGGGAAATCACCCATGGAAATCACGTACCGTAAATATGGCACTACGATGTATTTCGCCGGTTCTGATGGTATCGACGATACAAAAGGTATCATTGATGAGAGCAAGCCTATTAAGCTGGTTATCCTCGATGAACTTACCGAATTCTTTGATGATGGCGAGGGAGAAGACGAACTACAGAATATCGAGGCTACGTTTATCCGTGGCAACAGCAGCGGATTCCAGATGATATATCTATACAACCCGCCAAAGAATCCGAACGCACCAATCAACAAGTGGTGCAAGAAGATGGAGAAGCGGGCGGACTGTATCCATATTCACACGGACTATAGAGACGTTCCGGAGGACTGGCTTGGAAAAGACCTGATAGAGTCTGCGGAGATCATGAAGGCGGCAGATGAGCGACAATACAGGTGGGTATGGCTGGGGCAGAGCATAGGGGTAGATGAGGTAATCTACTACATGTTTTCTGACAAGCATAAGGAGAGGCCGGAAAATAGGCGGTATCGGATTATTGGTATTGGAGTAGATTACGGACAGCAGAACGCGACCGTTTATGAAGCGGCCGGCCTTGATGAATACCAGAAACGATTAACCGGGCTTGCAGAGTATTATTACTCAGGCAGGGAAACGGGAAAGCAGAAAAGCCCGTCTGATTATGCGAAAGACTTTATTTCTTTCACAGACGCGTTGCATGAAGAGTATGAGTGCAGTTACTTTTATGTTTTTATCGATCCTTCCGCGCAAGGGCTGGCGGAGGAGATAAAAAGAGCAACGAGGGATTGCGATTATACGGTGTTGATCCGCGGCGCCGAGAATGAGGTAGAACTCGGAATATCGAGGGTACAGAAGCTTCTGACCTACGGGATTATGACGATTTCCCCATTGCAGGAATATGCAGTAGATGAATTCGGAACCTATGAATACGACAAGAAATCTATCGAGCGCGGGAAAGAAATTCCGGTAAAGGTGGATGATCATTGCATGGACGCTATCCGGTATCTCGTCATGGGATTCTGGAAAAAAATGAAACATTGGCTCCCGGTGAAGGAATACGAAAAAGAATACCGGAACCCGCTTGACGAGGAGGTGGAAGATGAATATATTTAGCTATTTCAAGAAGAAAGGGATTGACACGGTTGACAGTTCTTTCTATGCCAAAATTTCGGAATGGTATAGCTGGTACAGAAGCAATGTGCGTAAGTTCCACTTCTACCGTATATATGGCGGACAAGGAACCTGGACCAAATGCCACCGTCACAGCCTCGGAATGCCGAAAAAGGTATGCGAAGATATGGCGAACCTGCTTCTTAATGAGCGGGTAAAGGTAACTCTATCCGATGAGACAACGAACACATTCGTTGAAGAGGTGTTGCAGAAAAACGATTTCTGGAATATCGGTAATGAGTACCAGGAGCGCAAGGCGGCAACCGGGACAGTGGCCTATATTCCGTATCTCGACAATATGGAGGTTGACGAGGCCGGAAATGTGTACGGAGGAGAAATAAGAATCAACTATCTGGAAGCCCCCAACATTTTTCCGCTGTCATGGAACAACCGTGAAATCACGGAATGTGCTTTCTTATTCCCGCACACGTACAACCGAAAGAAGTACGTACAGATACAGTTTCACAGAACTGAGAAGGCCGGAGAAGCGGCAGGAAACTATATTATCGAGAATGTGGTGGTTGAATGCACGAACGGAGCCGGTAAGGAGTTGACGCCTGAACAGTGGAATGCATTACCACCGTTTAAGGGGCTGGCTGACAGGATAGAGACCGGATCGAAAGAACCACAGTACGTAATTGACCGGTTGAATCTGGTGAATAATGCAGGGGAGGATGACAATAACCCGATGGGTATGTCACTCTTGGCGAATTCCATTGATGTATTCCGGAAGATAGACCTGGAATATGACTCATACGCGAATGAGTTTGACCTTGGACGGAAGAGGATATTTGTGGCGCCGGAGATGCTGACGGATAAGGATGGGAATCCAACCTTTGATACTGGTGACACGGTATTCTATC